GAAGAAGAAACCGAGCAAGAGGATGAAGAGATCGAGGAGGAGGAGTCCGAAGAGGAACCGCCAAAAGCTGTAGGTAAACTGCTCAAGCAAGTTAATAAACTAACTGCACGGGCTAAGTCTGCTGAAGAAAATGCAGATGCACTTAAAGCCGAGATCGAATCCCTTAAATCCAATAGCCAACCTACTGAGCAGGCAACCGGCCAACCTGAGCTTGAAAATGTTCAGAACTTTGAAGACTTGAAAAAGTTACAGAAGGAAGCCCAAGCCGCCAAGAAGTTCGCCCTACAGAATATCGGGAAGTCGTACGTAGAAGTTGACGGCAAGGAGTATAGCGATGATGACATCCGAAATATCCTTACCCAAGCAGACGAGTACCTTACTGAAAAGATTCCAGCTAGGCAGAACTACTTACAGGAAAAATCTCAATGGCAACAGGATACAATCGCTACACATCCCTGGTTAAACCAGGACGATGAATCAGCAGAAGCTCGGAAAGAATTATTCGGAGGACTTAAAAGCCAATACGGCCATGTCCTGGAAAATCTTCCCAATGGTGACTTTATAGCCGCAACCCTCGTCAGAGGGATTGAAGCAATCAAGTCGGATCAAAAGGCAAAGACCGCACCTAAAAAGAAAGCGATCAAGCCAAAGAGTCCACCACCTACAGATGGAGGCAACGCCTCACCACCGGTGGAAAATGCCAATACTCGGAAACAGAAACAGAAAGATCAAATCAAGCGCCAAGGAAATCTCTCGGTAACCGATCTAGCCGCCTTTCTTAGCGACTAAACTTTATTATTAAAATTCAAAATCTTATACCAAAATGGCATTAGCAACTTCCTACTCGGTCACTAGCGTTCAAGGCGCTAGAGAAAACTTAGAATCACTCTTAAAAACTGTGGAACCGACAGAGACACCTCTGTTCAGTTTCCTCCCACAATCCGCCGCTCCCAAAGCGACCTTAAACGAATGGCTCGTAGATAGCCTCGCCGATCCCTCCATTTCAGGACAAGTTGACGGCGTTGACTATTCACTTAGCGACATGAGCGACTTGGTAAATTCTCGCGCTCGTTTGGGCAACAGAATCCAAACCTTACAGGACCGCTTTTCTGTATCTCGCCAAGCCGAGATGGTAGATGTAGCACCTAATGGTCAAAACGGATTGTATAACGCTTCAAAAGCAAAATCCCTCATTCAACTCAAGCGCTCGATCGAGACTGCTATTGGTTCTTCAACTGACCAAGCCGCTGGTTCTAGTTCTGCGGGTTCTCTCTTGTGTGGGTTGGGTTTTTGGTCGGATCCGGAAGCTGTCGGAAACACTTTTGATACTTCCTTAAAACAAGGTTTCCGTTCAGTAAGTGGATCTCGTGTAGACTTCGCTAGTTTAACAGAAGCAAACCTTCGTGGATTGCTTCAAGCAGTTTACGAAGCAAGTGGAGCTAAAGGTTCGTACAAACTTTTTGCATCGCCAGCAGTTATGAATGCGATCACCGATTACACTCGTTCGACTGTAAACGCTGGTAATATTCAATACACGCAAGATGTATCCGGTAAGACTTTAATCAGAAGCATCATTAGTTATGTGAGCGATTTTGGCTCTATCGATGTGATCCCAATGCTTCACGGAGGTCGTGGAATTTCCCAAGCTGTCACAGGTGCATCAAATGCTGATCCAATCGTAGTTGATTGTGTGGGTCATGGATTTGCCGATGGTGACAAAGTCACAATTAGCGGAGTTCTTGGTAACACAGCGGCAAACGGCACTCATACAGTTGCCAACAAAACTGCTGACACCTTTGAGCTAAGTGGAGTAGCTGGTAATGGTGCTTATGTTTCGGGTGGTAAACTTACCGCAGGTACAGACACCGCTGAAGGAGTCATCAATTCAAATCGTGCATACTTGATTTCCGATGATGACAATGTTTCCCTTAAGTTCCTTGAAGGAATTACTGTAAACGACCTTCCCGACAACGGTGCTGGCCGTAGAGCAATCTCAGAGGCCATGCTTACTCTTCGAGTAGCTAACCCTCGCGCACTTGGTTCTATTGTTTAATCAATCTTCAATCAATTAGTAGTAATTGTTTGTTTCATGTGTTCATAAAATGGGGAGCCAGCTTAGGGGTAGGCTGGCTCCCTTTTTTCTTTTAAAATATGAGTCTTAATATCATCGTAAAAGGAGGTAAGCGGAGTGGAAACTCCCAGGAGGAAATCGCTTACTACATGAGAAAAGCAAACGAACAGGCAGTAGTTCGGGAAAAGAAGGGCTATGCCCAAAGACAGGANCAAGCTCGCCNAGCCGCTAAATCCCTTGAGGGAGGCAAAGGAAACTTTCGAGTTCAACGAGTGACCGACATGGCTACTTATATGAGGCATCAACAGGAGCGACCAGGGTGCTGGAGTGATAAAGGATTCGTCAAAGACTTCGAGAAATCAAACCCCGAAGTTAAGGTAAAACATTGAGGACTATTTCCTACAGCGACTTTAAGAGTAGATTCCAATCAGCGATTGGACTTGATGCTTTATTGTCTCAGGAAGAAACATCGCTCAAGAACAGCCTTAATGATCGTATCAGAGGAGCGTGGACCCGTGCAAAATGGCCTGATGTACAGACAGTAGTCGAGAAATCAGTAGCCGCCGTAACAAGCCCAATAGTGGCCGACAAAGCGGTACAGATCGACAATGCATCCGACCTCTTAGATGTCTACCAGGTTTACACGAAAAACCCACTTACGGACAGGACTGCAATCCTACTGGAATACCAATTAATCAATGGATATTTAATCCTACCCGCCAACTCTACACAGACATCTGTATTTGTCGTAGGCAATCAAGTACCGGCAAACGATTATGGAACAGGCACAACGGATCTCCCACAATTTTTAGAGCGGTATTTATTACTCGCCTGCGTTGCAGACTTTTATAAATCCGATGGCCAATTAGAAAAAAGTGTTCAACAGGAACAGATGGCCGAGGAAACCTTGGCATTGGAACTTGATCGAGTCGAACGACTCAATGCGATGAATAAAATAACCTTCAACACTTATCCGAGCTACTCGTTCGGAGTAAACATTTTAACAACATCATAATATCATGGGAATCAGCAGTATAAATGTACAGAACTCGATGGGAGCCAATGGTTCTATTTATGTAAACGGAACTGGGGCTAATGTAGGAGACTTTGTGGCCATCCAATTTACTGAGGATTCAGTAATAGATTCGGTCACCGGCAAGATGGAAAACTCGGCAGGTTTAATAGCGGATGGTATCACATTCAATAAAAACGATTGTATTTATTTTCCCTTCACCAGCATCACGCTCACCAGCGGGGCGGCTATACTTTACAAAGCCTAATGCCTTTATTCGGACTAGGTTTATTCATCGGTGACACCGATGCAGACAGTCAGGTAGGACCACCTACACCTGGAGGCCCCGATGGCGTAATCCAATCCGAAGCGGAAGACTTTCTACAAGTAGAAGCCGGGCAATTTTTAGCATTCGATGAATAGAGGAATATAATATGGCAAATAAGAAAATTTCAGATTTAGATGCACTCGGAACAACGCCAGCCGTTGGGGATATTATCCCAATCACCGATGTAAGTGGAACACCCACCACTAAGAGCGTAACAGTCGCCAACCTAATGGCGGCGGCTCCCGTGCAGACTAACGACATAAGTGATTTAGCTACTCAGGTCAGCCTGGGTTCAACCGAGTCATCACTCACCGCATTGATCAACCTACGGGCCACTCAGGTGAGCCTTGGTAATCACGAAGCATTAACATCTAGCGTACACGGCATCTCAGCATTCGGTGCTACTCTGGTAGATGATGCAGACGCATCCACCGCTCGTACTACTCTTGGTCTAGGCACAGCGGCGGCGAAGAATGTAGGAGTAAGTAACGGCAATGTTGTTGAATTAGATGCTACAGGTTTACCCGCAGTTGATGGTTCTCAGTTAACTAATTTGCCTAGTCCTGATGTAAACGGCCCGCTCACCACCGCACTTCGTGGAACCGACAACCCACACATCGGAGCGTATCCAAATCAGAGTTTCAAGGTAGTAGATAATCCCAGTAAGTCAGTTATGCTTGGATCGGATACTGACGGAAAACTTTATGTATTTAATTCGTCAGGTAAATCCCCAATCTCAACAGGTATATCAGCGGTAGAAGATTCAGCAGAACCTGATATTGAAATAACAACAACAACAGGGACTTACTCGCTTATAACTGGAGACAGCGATGCGAAAGACCCGAACGGTTTACCCATTCAGCAAGGCTTTAACGCACCTGACATCGGAGCATTTTCATCACCTTTATTAATCAGTGGCGGTTCAATCGCTTAAACAAATTAGGAAACTTAAATCATGGCAAACGAAGTATATATATCACCAATCGGAGCAGGTAGTGCAGATGGCTCATCACAAGCAAACGCAGTAAATTGGAACAACGGGTCGGGGCTAGGAACCGCAGAAACTGCCGCTGGGGCAAACGGAACTATTTACTTTTTAAATGGTTCTTATCCTTTTGGGGGTAATGAAACTTTTGACGGGGCAAGTGGTTTAACTTACGAAGCACTTAATTTACATCAGGCAGTTTTGGGTGACACGGGTACGGGTAGGTTTCTAGGCATAGGTTCAAATTCAGTTGATGGAATAAAAATTAATAAATTTAAACTTACTGACATAACTACAATTTATAATTATGGAACTGGTGCAAATGATAACACGATGGACTCTTGTTTGCACATTTCGAGTGTCTACAAAGATTGTCAAAACAGTGAATATTTTTACGGGTTTTCGGGTTCTATTAAAGTTACCAACTCTTGTTTTAATCCAAAAATTGTAACTTCAGGCTACAGAGTTTTTAGTGGTCCTGACCATTATACTTTTAATAATTGCGTCTTTAATTTTGGGACAAGCGGCACACTCTCCACAAAAATTGGGTGGATGGGTACAAGTCCTAATGCCGACTGGTTAAAAAACACAATCATGGCTTGTGATGATGATAATGCGATAAACACAACGAGTGCTGGAGACTTTGCACAATACGCAACGAACTGTTGTTTTTACCAAATGGGAACTGCGAACGATTCAGGAGGAACAAATAACCTCTATGACACTGACCCACAATTCGTAGACTCTGCAAACAATGACTTTCGCCTTCGTCCTAGCTCACCTTGCATCAACGCTGGAACAGCTTAATAAGTCATGGCACAGCAAAAATTAGGACGCAAGGATTACACCATCGCTGTTAAGACAGGGACGGATGCTAATAAGACGAAGTTTCAGAAAGAAGCCACAACAGGCGAATTATACTTTGCTACTGACACCTTCAAACTTTACATCGCCACCACAACTGCTGGCACATTGGATGCAGTCATAAAGTCAGTTACTCTTAGCTGATGCTCTATGCCGTCTCCATTGCGACTCTTCTGCTCGCTGGTTGTTCATTGCGATCCACTTACCCAACACTAGGTGCAATCGCGCTCGGTGGGGTAGGTAGCTTGGGCGGACCTGGAGGAGCCGCACTAGGTGCGGGTACAGGAGCCTTGGCTGGCGAGGCATTGAAAAATGCCGATGCCTTAGTCGAGGCAGAGGAGCGGATCGAGGCATTAACTCACGGAGATGTAAGTGCATTAGTGGCTCAAGGAATGGCAGAGCATCAATCGGTATTCGATCAGTTTACATCCAATATTAAAAAGTGGTTAGGATGGGCGGCAGTTGGGCTTGGATGCTACCTCACGATTCCAATCTTTGTTGCTCGTAAATGCAGTAAGACTGAGGCCCTTAAAAACCAAACCCGTCCACCATTTCCAATTAAATGAAGAACATCGAATTATTAAAAGATCGGTTTAACGCACTCAATAAAAGGGGAAAAGTGATCACAATATTTACAATAGTTATCATAGCTATAATCCTGTTGGACGCTTGCAATGGATAGAATTTCTGTAGCGGGTATGGTAGGCACGGGTGCTACATTTGGACTCGGTGCGATGAACGAGCTAGTCGGCATTATTGCGGGCCTGGCTACTATCGCATTTATGTCGATTAAGATCGTCCAAGAACTACGCAAGAAGTGAAGACTGTTGCCTTAAAAGATCCCAATACAGGGCTTTTTACGATGATGCAGTTAACGGGCTTTGGCTCGATCTCTTCGGATGATCGTTCGCAGTACGGCACTAGGGTTTCACTTGGCAATGTTAAGACATCTTTGGATTTAAAGGAAACACGAATCGGAAGTTTGGAAAGCGATAAAATCGTTAAGGACACAAAGATTCAAAACCTCGAAGATTCCGCAGTGGGCATCGTGGATGGTGGCCGAGCCGGGCTTAACCATGTGGAAGCAAATCCTATAAATGGAGGTAGTGCATCGGTATGAGTATTAGGCGGATATTTCTAAGGCGCGATACTGCGGCGAATTGGGCAAGTAATAATCCGATACTTTCCGAAGGTGAACCAGGCTTTCAGACAGACTCAGGTAATCAATTATTTAAGGTTGGAGACGGGACTACAGCGTGGAACTCGCTTGCACAGTTTCAAGGGCCACAAGGCGTAGCGGGAAATGACGGAAGCGATGGAGTTGACGGAAGCGATGGAGCGGACGGAGCAGACGGAGCGGATGGCGTACAGATCAGTAATTACGCAAAAGCAAACCTACCCTTAAATGCTTCCGCTGGAACAAACGCCTTAGTCACCGATGGGACGATTGGCGGAACGCCTACGATGTCTTACTTTTATAACGGCGTATGGTATCGCACATTCGATAACTCAGTAATAATTGATAAAACACTGGATCTATATATTTTTGCGGGACAGTCTAATATGGACGGACAAGCCTCAACAACTGGAGTATCAATCGTAGATAGAACAGATACACTATTTTACTTAGAAACAGCGAGTTCTTCATCTAGTGTAATAGATGAAACGTGGGGCGGTTTAACATTAGGTACAACCTCTAATCAAGCGGTAAATTTATTCGGTCCTGAAATTGGATTTCGTGACAGAGCTAAACAACTCCCAACACATTACCCTCAACCAATCGCAATATTAAAATTTGCAAGAGGAGCTACGGATTTAGCCAGAGATTGGAATACGACACATTCCAACAATTACATGTTTGATAAATTCAAAGAAGCCTTAGATGACGGTAGAAACAAACTTACGTCTACAGGACATTCATACGACATAAAGGGTTTGGTTTGGTTGCAAGGCGAAGGTGATACTCTTAACTCAACAGATGCTAATAATTATCAAACAAATTTAACAAACTTTATAAGTGCAATTAGAACTCATTTAGTCGAACCAAATCTACCAGTTGCTATATGTTCTATCGATAGGGCATCGGAGGCAACGAATAGTTTAACAGTGAGGACAGCACAACAATCAGTTGCTAATAGTGATATTAATACATATTATGTCCCAACTGAAAATTATTCCCGTAAAGCGGATGGAGTTCACTTGGACACCCAAGGTATGTTAGATACGGGAGAAGCCGTAGTAAATGCTCTCGCTGGAATAAGTGGAGTATTCAATATCGCAAATTATTCACCATTAGCATGGTTTGATGCCTTAAATGGTACAGATATGACAGTTAATGCTGGTAAAGTATCACAATGGAATGATAAAGCCAATGGGAATCATATAACTCAATCTAATACAAGTAATCAACCTACCTACTCTAATAATGAGGTTCAATTAAACGGTTCTCAGTATCTCTTCAATACCTCACCGATTATGTATGCTAATGGTTCTATGGAGGTTTTTATAGTTGCTTCTGGTTCGGCTCAATCTGATACCCGTCTTATAGGCGAGGGAAGTTCTACTAATAATAACCCATTTTACGGAATACAGACAGGGAGAAACAGCGACACGGATAAACAAGCCATATTCATCCGTAATGATACTGGGGTGGCTGCAATAAGTAGCACAGTTGATGCTGGGACTGGATTTGATGGAACATTTAAAATATTATATTGGACGGATACAGGGTCAGCAATCTTAACAAGAGTTAATGGTGGTACAGCAGGAGTAGTTTCATATACAAGGTCTGGAACTTTTACTGTAAATAGATTTTGTATAGGTGGAGTTTTACGGGCATCATTTTCTGCTGGGTTTACAGGGAATATAAAGGAAATTATCATCACATCCGTAAATACGGATACTGATAGAGAAAAGATCGAGGGCTACCTCGCTCATAAATGGGGACTAACATCAGACCTACCTTCCAACCATCCGTACAAAACAACCGCACCATGAGCAGATATCGTTCATACGGCAAACTAGACGATCCATTCACATCGGAGGGGGATACCTTCTTTTTACGGATGAATGCTCGTCTGCGCCCTAACCAGTTAAAGCCTGGTGAGGTTGCCCTGTCCAAGAATGGACGGATGAATGATGATGGTACTTGGCAACCCCGCAAAGGATTATCGACTTTGTTTGGATCGATAACATCAGGAGCCGATGCGATTCGTGTTCCCTACATTATAACAGCCGGCCAAAGAGATGCATCGGGCATCGTAACACTTGTATTGGATGACATACCCAGCCTTGCATTTATACCAGGTGAAAACATAACAATCGCAAATCTTGGATTTACCAATGCGACCAACCCGAATGGTACATTTGCATTGGTTTCTATAAACTTTACGACCAAAACAATTACTTACTCCGATGGTTCTACCGGTGAGGCCGAGGCGTTTACATTGGCCAATAATTCAGTAGGTCAAACCTCAGTAGCATCGATGGGAAATTCGATTGCCACAACTGAAGGATTTACCCTGAACGATGATGGAGTAAATGCAGTTTTTGGATCGGCCGTTTATTCCGATGCTTCATCTAATAATGATGATTACATTTTCTCGGCCACCAATAATCTTGCAGTCATTATTCGTCTGAAAGACTCGGCACTTTTTAAGTGTCGGTACGAGGGTGGGGGAGAAACTGTAGATGGTCCTGTCGGAATGACTCAAGGGTTTGACAAGATGTTTATCTTTCGGTCCCGCAAAACAACTCTTTCAGCCTCCCCAAAACTTAATTATCGATCAGTCAGTACAGCTTCACAAAGTGGTCAGGTAATAACTGTAAACACTACAGCGGATCATGGCCGGGTGGTCGGTGACTTTGTCACGCTTACAAACTTTACAGGCTGGCCAACCCATAATCCAAACAACTGCTATCAGATAAAGACTGCCCCAAGTACCACATCTTTTACAGTTAAGATGGAAGACTCCCAAACTGTTGCCAGCTTCAATGTAAGTGGCGCACAGGTCGAATACTTTGAGGACTTTACAAGAGTGAGCAAAGGAGCATATACAGCCCCTCAATACTTTACAGACACATCAGCTACTGCATTAAATGGAGTAGTCACCATGAATATCGGAGCAGGCCACAACCTGCAAAAAGGTGACGAGATAACTATCCGAAACGCAACATCGCCCTACGAGCTATTTGAAAATCAAAAAGCGGTAGTCACATCGGTTTTTGATTCATCGGGTAGTGCTGTAAATCCATTTTTAAAGTTTACCTTTAATTTAGGAGTCCAGGATGAGTCCACAGGTGCATCGCTTACAGTTAGTAAAGCACTAGCTATCGGTAAAGGCTTCGTACATATGCCAGCCGCTCCTTGGGGAGAATTTCACCAGCGTAGACTCTGGGTTCCATACTGGTATACCTCCGATACTAACCCTGCGGACCGAGAAATCAGGGATGAATTAGCGGTATCGGATATATTTGATTCAGACACATTCGACATTATTGGAAATCAATTCCGAGTATCTGCCGGCAAGAGCGATTACCTGGTAGGCCTTCAGCCTTTTACTCAGGATAGCATTGTCGCATTTAATCGTAAATCGATTCATCTGCTCACAGGCGTAAGTGGATCTCTTTCGGATGTATCCACAAATGTGGTAACCAATGAAATAGGTGCATCTGCTCGAAAATCTATCGTCCAGGTAGCAAACAAAATTCTATTCTTATCCGACCAAGGAATTTACAGCGTAGAGTTCCTAGACGCTTATAATTTACGAGGAACAGGCACACCCATATCGGAAACGATTCAGCCATACATAGATCGAATTAATCAGGACTATGCTCACCTCTCCTGTGCAGTTTATTTTAATAACAGATACTGGATCGCTTTGCCCTTGGATTCTGCACCAGGTAGTGGCAATGGTAGGAAGTTGAATACCATTATAATCTTTAATTTTATTAATGGCGGGTTTGAGTCTATCGACTCTGTAAACTCTATAGATTTTGCCATTCGAGAATTGATCGTAGCTCGGGAAGGCGCACAGAATGCCTTGTACATAACCACCGAAGAGGGTGGAGTTCATCGAGTCGATTCTGTTGAGGGTGGCGATGTTGTATCAGTCACACCTGGACAGGCATCTGCTGAGACAATTCCAGTTATTAGCCAGCTAACCACTCGCCAATTTGATGCCGAGACTATGGATCGAAAAGTATTTAGCCGGTCCGAGATTCAGATGAAATCTAATAACTCTCAGACCGATAGTGCTATTGAATTTATAACCGAAGAACCTGACTCCATTACCGCATCGATTAATGCTTCTACCTTGCTTGGAAGCACCCTTGCCGACTCTGAGGATGCCTCCTTGAGGCTTAGGGTAAATAAGCGAGGCTTTGGGGTACAGGCAGACATCAAACCATTCTTAGGTCGGCCATACATTCGTGCTGTTAAAGTAGATGCCCGAATAACCGACCGATCAACCACATCTATTTCATAAGGTAAAATCATGGCTATATTATCAAGAGGACAATCCTTCGCATCAGGCGATCAAGTAACCGCACAAAAATTGCAAGACATTGTGGATCTCGCAAACTTTGATGATCCAGCAGATGGGTCCACAATAATTGTAAATAACTCAATTTATGGCGTATCTGGGGGCGATGGTAAGCTAAAAGTACCAAGCAATGGCATCGGCTCAAACGAGTTGGCAAGCGATGCTTCTGTAGATGCCAATCGTGCAGTCGGTACAGACCATATTAAGGACAACTCAGTCACAGCGGCAAAGCTCAATAGTGCGGCGGTAAGTGTGCTTATGCCGACAGGATCGATTTTACCTTATGCGGGTTCATCTGCACCTACAGGTTATTTACTCTGTGATGGTTCAGCCCAAGACCGACAAGTGAATTCAGTAAATACTGAACTATTCACAGTAATAGGCCTAACCTACGGCGTAGGAGATGGATCAACCACATTTAATATACCCGACCTTCGAGGCCGAGTAATTGCGGGTCAAGACGATATGGGCGGACCTTCTGCCAATCGTTTGACAGGACTTTCAGGTGGTATAAATGGAGACAACTTAGGTGCAACAGGTGGTTCACAATCACACCTCCTCACATCCGCACAATCGGGACTACCAGCACACAGTCATACGCAAGGTGCTAGTGGACCTAATTTATCAGGACCTATCGAAAGTCTATCAGGGGGTTCGGCTGGAGGAAGGTATACAAGTACAGGCACAGTTACCGCACAAGACGCATCCTCCGCCCACAACAATGTCCAGCCCACCATCATTTTAAATTACATCATTAAAACCTAATCGAATTATGAATTTATGGAATTATGTACCGCTTTACACCGATTACGATGATTACGGATTGGTTGAACGATTATTAAATGCAGGCAAGGCAAAAACATGGACGAATGACCAAGGTCAGGAGGTCACCTCTGACGGCATCTTTATGACATCTACCCAAACAAAAGATGCGGGTTACGATAAAGCTATGGAGGAATTTTACAACCAAGCACCGGAAGGTGAATCACTAGCCTATATAAATCCAACAGAGCGAGAAATTCTTAATCGATCTGGTGCAAGTGGACAGATGACTGACTCGGGTATAATGTCCTATGCTCCTGAAGATCCACTCAAGCAAGCCGCCACAGTCCTTAATATGGCCGCACCGGAAGGTGAGGAACTTGCCTATATTAATAACGAAGAAGCCGAGTTATTAAAATCAAAAGGGGGTGCAGGTGTGCCTGTAAACTCGTCAGGAGTTCCATCATTCTTTCTTAATAAATTATTTGGCGGTGGAAAAGATGCACCAGCCTTAGAAAAGTTCGATGTGGGAGGATCAGCAAGAGAGTATGTAAATGCAATGTCCGACCCAGCCTTGCAGAATAAACTTCTACAAAATCGTCAACGCTACGATCCGCAGTATCAGGACTTACAACTTAGCCTGGCTCGAAGAGCGGCCGATCCAATGGCACAGCTTGCCGAGGACCAAGCAATGCGATCCCAGGAGTTCGGTTCCCAAATGGCAGAGCGCCAAGCGGGGTCAGATATCTCCCTGATGAATCGATTTGGGTCAGACATGACTCAGGCTATTCGCTCATCCGACCCGCTCATGCAAGCCCGAGTCGAGCAAGCCAATCAAATGGCGGGTGATGCCTTTCGGGAGTCACAGATGACTGACTTATCACCGGAGATGCGCAGACGGGCAACACAGTCTGCCCGTGAAGGTTTAGTCTCAAGAGGGCGAGAAATGGATAATGCGGGTATTGCCGCCGAAGCGATGAGCCGAGAGGATTATTTAAGGGATATAATTAAAGATAGCAGAAACCAGGCTCAATCGCTTGGCAGTTATGCTATGAGAGGAAACCAAGCAACCTCATACGATCCTAGAATGCTTACCGGTGGTGGACAGAACTTTGTCCAACAAGGCTATGGCCAACGGGCCGCAATGTTTGGCATTCCACAAGAGCAGGTTACACGAATTAATCCCGATGCTGGAGTAAATATTGGAATGGCCGAATATTCAAATCGTGCGAATTACTTAGCAAATACATATGCGGCTAAAGAACAAGCGGCCGCAGGTGCGGCTAGTGGATTAATGGGTGGTATCGGTTCAGCGGTTGGAGGATTCTTGGGCGGTTAGCTGGGACAATCGGGAATTAAACAGAATCAAAATTTCGGCCAAGGCGTTAGCACATATCGAGGCGGAGGTGGAAACACTATGAGTTCAGGCGGATACAAATTATTTTAATATTATGGCAATCGGAGACACAGTACAGGCGGGGTTATTAAGAGCAGACTTCAGTCCCATTCAGAAAGCGGGACAGGCACAGGCACAGGCAAATCAAGCATTTGGTCAGACACTAGGTGGAATCGTTGATAAGTTCTATCAGAAGAAAAAAGAAAAAGCTGAGAAGGAACAGCTTAAGCAAGCATACTTAAAATTAGGTATGTCCGAAGAGGTAGCCGATGCCGCTAAGAATGACAAAGATTTAGCCGGTCAGTTCATTAATAAAATGAATGCTGATCGGACTTACGATTTGCAGATGGATCAGTTTAACCAATTAAAAAGTGTCCAAAACTTGCAAAAGAAAAAAATTAAGCAAGGGATTGCCAATACTAAGGCTGATCGATTGAGAGACCAAGAGGCGAGGCTAAAAGAACAAACAAAAGCAGAAGACCTCGACAGATTTATAGGCACTCGAGAAATGGTGGATATGCCTATTGGTGTGCAGGATCAAAATCCACTCATGCGGGGGGTTGAACAGCCTACTGCCCAAGTGCCACAAGGCGATTACATGGGCAATCGATTCATGCAGACTGAGCTGGGAAGAAGTGATTTAACAAGTATGATGGATGCCGGCATGGACCCATCCGATGCTTTAGATATGGCAAGCAAGTTTGAGGCTCAGGTGTTGGCCAAACAGCCGAAGGCTCCTACTCCGATTCAAGCAGCTGATTTAGAAGCAAAACGCTTATCTAATGAAAAAGCTCAGATTCAATTAAATGCCTTAAAGAACCCACCTGCACGACCTGCTCCGCCCGAGCCGGTGTATATGGAATCGGCACTTAATGCAATCGATGATTCTATAACTCTTGTAGATAAAGATTCAATTTTAAATCCTACTGTTGGGTTTGGTTCGGAAACAGCTAAATCAATCGGAGGTTCTGATGCGGCCGACCTAGAGGCGGCACTTTCAACCATAACTTCAGCAGTTGGTTTCAAAAGGTTACAAGATATGAGAGAAGCATCCCCAACTGGTGGAGCGTTAGGTTCTGTATCTGAAAGGGAGTTGAGTCAGTTAAATGCCGCTCTTGGATCAATTAGCCAAAAACAATCTCCCGAGCAGTTGAAGAAAAATTTAGTCAAAATAAAAGACCATTATCAAAAAGCAGTAGATGCAATTAATGCACAAAGAATAGCTTACAATAGCGGTCTAACATTCAAGACACAGGATGAGGCTTTAAAATACATTCAATCGCAAAAGTCTTCTAACGCCATTAAAACCGACCAAGGTAATTATAGTATACAAGGACTTTCGGTAGAGGCTCAGTAATGGGACAATACAGAATAAAGAGCGAACCCCTTGGCGTAGATTTTATGGTCGAGGGGGATCAAGCCCCTAATGCAAAATCGACTTTTCAGATTTTAAAACAAGTCGTTTCGCCTGATAAGATGATTGAGGCTTATGATGGCGGTAATAAGCAACTTGCCCGAGAAGCATTTAAGAATGGGTATTTCGATCAGGAGTCGGACTCAGGTTTATACGATGTATTCAAACAAGCCGCTGGTGAAGTCTTTGAAGGGCTTGGGGGTATATCTAAAGAAGTTAGTTTAGATTTCGCCGCTTCAGGCATGATGACCTATGGCGTACCAGGTAGCCAAGAAATGGTAGAGGCGGCTAGGGCAGAACAGCAAAAAAGAAAAAAGAAACGGAAAGCCACAGGATATCAATTATCGGCTGAAGTGTTAGCAGGTTACAAAACTATCGGCGATGCCGGCAAACTAGGATTTTCTAAATTAGTAGGGGAGGGCGATGAAGATATCGATGCCTCTATCGAATTTATAAAAGGCATGATGGAGACCGAAGCATTTCTAAATGATGGTGCTTCAATTATGGCCGAGCAATTTGGAGACTTTGATATGTATAACGATATCAAAGCAGGTCGAGTTGCACCTGATAAACAGCAAGCTATGGCTGGATCTTTATTTGTACAATTAGAGAACCCTTTAGCAATGCTCTCAACCGGTGCAGTTAGGTCCACCACAAATATGCTCCGCCGTGGAACTGCCAAGAAACTTGCCGAGCAGTTGCAAAATGCAGAAGCGAAGAAACTGCTCTACAGCCAGCAACTAAATCGCTTGTCTGCAAAAGCTCCTGATAATGTAGTACAATCTGCTACAGATGCTTTAAAGGGCGCAACCAAAGAGGCAGACGAAATCCTTGAAAAGTTAAAACCATACACCGAGCAAAAAGCAAAAGCGGGTGCAGGTATTACAAATAAAGCAATCGGTAAAACCATGCAGGGGCTAGGTAAGGTAGGTGAGTATGCTGGTAATATGACCGAGTTTCTGCGTAGAGCAGGCATCGAAGAAGCGACTACATTTTTAATGAGAACGGGCTTGCCGGAATATGCGGCTAAAGGAGCCGTTTTGGCTACAGTAGGTGCAGGCTTAGATGCAACAGATGGAGAGATGAGTCTAGGCGGATCAGGCTTAAATGCTCTAGCCGCCTACATGGGTCCACGAGCAGTAGCAAGCATGGGCAGAAGTTCTGCAATTCTCGGCAAGCAATTATCAATGGCTGAATCTTCCCTGCCATTTTTTAAGAGGGTAGGGGCTTTACCAGCAGATAATCCCAAGCTATCAGAAGTGGCGGTCGATAGAACCGAAAACCTTGTACTCGGAGATGCATATTCACAGCTAAAGCCAATCCTTACACAATCCCGAGAACTACCTGGTTTGGCTCGTAGTGTGGCTCGAGGACTTGATAAAAGTGGCGTAGGCCGAGTTCTCACCGAAGGGGCGAACTTAACCAAGGCCACAGTCGCAGGTGCATCAATACCTGGTGCATTTGGATACATGGTAGGAGGAGAAGAAGGAGCCGCATCAGCAATCGGTGCATCCGCTCCATTTATTGCCGCTGGGCTTGGTTATGGAACACTTTTACGATTTAATAATAATTCCGATTTTATAGGTAAACAATTGGGTGACTTGGAACATCACAAGCAATCCCTGACTGATGCGGAACGCAGAGAGTTTGGTAAGCTGAAAAAAGATCAGCAGATTGCCATATCTACTTTTTCTCAATTCTTCCCCGATGCAGTTATTCGTGTGAAATCAATGGGCAAGGATGGACCTAAAGGCGCACAGTATGTCGATGGTCAGGATAGTATTATTGAAATAAACTCCGATCACCAAGACCCTCTAAGCGTAGTGCTATCACATGAAGTGGGTCACCATATCGAAAGGCATGGACTACTACCAAATATCTTAGAAGAATTAATTGGTAATGCAGAAAAAGGTAAACCTGGAGTATTTACTAAAATTGATGAAAAGACTGGTAAGCCAATTATACAGAAAGATAAAAATGGCCTAAAGTTTTACGAGTTAAACCAAGAGTTTAGAGACTTGCAAAAAGCCTATATCGATAAACTTGAGCAAACCAATGTATCGGACAAAGCTCGTCAGCTTTACGAAACACCCGAGCAATTTGCCCGAGAAATCTTTGCAGAGATTGTGGCCGAGCGTATGCTCACCGGTAAGACACAAAAACGAGCTAGGCAATCAAGTACCTACAAATTTATTGAAAGTCTTGGAGATCGTGTAACAGGTGGCGGGTTTAAAAGAAAAGTCATGCACTCACTCGGCATGGCCACAAAAGCAGATGGATCAATTGTTCGTGGAACTGGTGTACTTGGTAAAGCATTTAAAGGCTCCAGGGAAATCGAAAACCTAGTTAAGCGATACGAAGACGAAACAATCGGGTTATCGGAATCGGAGATTCGCGAACAACGCCCTGTATCTAGTGATGAGGATCTCGATACTGTCATCGTATCGCCCAACGATCCAATCGATAGTCTGCAAATGTTTAATAATGGTGGACATTTTAAGACCAACCCTGATGGGTCGATTAAGATAAACCCACTTACTAAGAAACCTGAAGTTTTTACACCCGCACAAACTAGACAAGCAAACCAAGAACTAGCTAGAGATTTAGTCGATGCCATAAAAGCTAGGGAAGACAGTTTACCTGAAGGGCATATTACCCTTTCCGAAACAGAAGATGGCAAGCTAGTAGGCTCGGGTAAATTTATTGATGATTCTATTATCGATGAACTTGCCCGTACTGGAAAATATAATGCCTCACAAATTAGTTTTCTTAGAGAAGCAAGCAGGGCTGGAAAGGAAGGGCTAGGCAATCAAATGCTCTTGTTCTATTATGCCGCCACAGGAAAAGGTGGAAGAAAGTATAAGACCCTAAAAGGTGGATTTAGAGATAGTTTAATTTATGGAATAACTATTACGAAAGATGGAAATGTAATCCTCGACACAGTATCAATCGATAAGATGCAAAAGAATGTCGAGTACCTCTTGAAACGCAGAGGTAATGAAATCGCACAGGCATTTGGTGGATCAGACGATGCTACAGTTCGTAAGAATTTTGAGTCCATGTTTGACAAGTATTTAGACAACCACGCTAAAGGCATAATAAATGGAGATAATAACCCCGAGAGTGGTATTACCGATAAGCAAAGAGATTTCCTTAATTCTGCATTTGGTCCTGTAAGTAAAAGTCAAATCGAAGACAATCCAACTTTAAGAAACCTCGGTCCCAAACGAGCTAACTCATTATCGACCTACCGATCACGCAGGCTTGATCGCATAGGCACACTTAATCCTACTGGCAATACCCGCAATGTAGTCATTGATCGTCTGAGGCGTAACCTTATGCCTGGAAGAGGCGACTCCGACAAACTCTTCATGCCAACCGAGATCCAAGAAGGATCACCTGGTAGTTTCTTCAGGCCAAAATCTTCAAGGGATAAATCGGCCAAACTTAGAACCTTTAAAAGCCCAGTCTATTTAAAAGATGGCTCTCGGCTTTCAGGAGTAGCGGATAATCCCGAGCAGAGTCCATTCTATGGATTTGATAAGAACGGACAGGAGTTTAGCCAAGGGCGGGAATATATAAACCCACAGGATATTACTAAATCTAGAGAC